GGTATAAATAATACCGGCTCAATGAAAATTGGTCAATATCGAGAACCAACTGGTCCATCACCAGCAATCACTAGCACTGATACATTTATTGCAATAGATACTGTATCTACTACAAAAACCATCGTATTACCAACAGCTGCTGTTGCCGGCGTAGGTAGAATATTTTTTATAAAAAAAATAGGCGGTACTAATACATTAACGATTAATCCAACTAGTACTACACCAATCGATGGTGCATTAACGAAAGCTACAACTGATGCATCTGCATCGATGCAAGTATATTCATCTGGAGATAATACTAAAGGATATTATATAATATCTTCATATGGTACTTGGACATAATATATTTATATAAAACGGAAACATATGAATAAAATAACAGTTTTATTTCCTGGCGGATTTAAACCTTTAACGGGAGCACATTTAGCATTAGCACAACGCTATGCTCAACATCCCGAAGTGGAACGAGTAATTCTTTTAATTGGTCCAAAAGAACGAGAAGGTATTACTAGAGATAAAACTATTGAATTATTCAATATTTTAAATTCAAATCCTAATGTAGAAATACAACCTACTGAATTTAATTCTCCTATCATGGCTGCATATGAATATTTATTTGCATTGCCGCAAAATGCAACAGGTCGTTATGCCATGGCTGCATCAACTAAAGGAGATGATTATGTTCGTGCAAAAGATTTTGTTCCTAATGTTGATAAATATATTACAATTGGCGACAAAAAAGGTCGACAAATGCCAGCTGGGATTGATGCAACGGAATTAAGTGTAGACGTCGATCCATTAGCATATAAAAATGGAGAACCTATTTCCGCAACCGTAGTAAGAAATGCATTAGCATCAGACAATTACGAAGCATTTCGAGCATCATATCCAAATAATAATGATGCTGAAGTTAAAAATGCTTGGCAAATACTTAAAGGTGTTCAAGAAGCTGCTACATTTTCTAAAGATTGGTGGACGAATGAATTGCAAGAAGAAATTGAAGAAGTATTTGCAGCTACAATGAATAAAGCTGAAACTCAACGACATAAAAAGAAAATTAATAAACTAAATAAATTTTTAGATCGTCAAGGTGATGAATCATTTGTTTATGATTTTGATGAATTCCCGAAAACAGTGATGGGTGCTGTTTTAACTGAAGGAGGCGCTGCAGGACATATGGCACATCCATATGACGACCATGGATTAACTTTCAATGATATTAAAGAAATTATTTCTCGCGGATTAGAAGGACGTTTAGATATCGAAGCAGCGGTTACTGAAAAGACTGATGGTCAAAACATTCAAGTTACGTGGAAAGACGGACAAATCGGATTTGCTAGAAATAAAGGTACTGTAATTAATCCAATGTCAGTGCAAGAAATTCAAGCAAAATTTGATAATAGAGGCCCTATATCAGATGCATTCGGAGGGGCAGCGGAAGATTTATCTGAAGCATTTAATAAAGTTAATCCAGCTACTCTAAATCAAATATTTAAAAATGGCCGCGTATTTGCTAACATGGAAATTATTTATCCTGCAACTAAAAATGTTATTTCATATGAAGTTGCAGTATTACAATTTCATAATTTAGTTGAATATGATGAACAAGCAAATATTGTTCAAACTGATTTAACTGGGGGTGCTACAGTACAACGCATTATACAAGATGCAAATGCACATCTTCAAAAAACATTTTCATTTATTCCGCCACAACAAATTAAAATGGGTAGAATATCTAATTTTGAAGATCAACAAGCTGCATTTTTTAATGAAGTAGATCAATTACGTAATCGATATAATTTAAAAGATACTGATCGAGTTACTGAATATCATAAAGCATGGTGGAGAGATGTTATTCAATCAAAAGCTAAACAAGTAGGATATGAAATTCCGGAAGATATTTTAACAGCATTAATTTATCGCTGGGGCTTCTTTGATAAATCTGCAAATTTAACTGGACTTAAAAAACAAATAACGAATCCAGAATTTTTAAATTGGGTGTTAGATTTTGATAAAAAAGAATTCAAACAATATTATAAACAAAACATGGAACCGTTTGAAACTATCTTTTTAAGATTAGGCGCGGTGGTTTTAAAAAATGCTACAAATTTCTTAGCAGCAAATCCATCAAAGTCAGTACAAGAAATCAAACAAGAAATGGCACAACTGATTCGAGATTTACAAAACAATCCAAACCCTGATACAATTTCTAAATTAGAACAAGAATTAAAACGCATAGAGCGATTAGGTGGGTTTGATGCAATTGTACCATCAGAAGGTGTAGTATTTACATATGGCGGCAATACATATAAATTAACAGGTGCATTTGCTCCAGTTAATCAGATACTAGGAGTATTGAAATACGCACGTTGATATATTTATATTAAAATTGGATAATAAAATGGCTGAAAAACATAAAAGCAAATATAAAGCACCAAAAGATTTAGAAAAATCACAAAAACCAAAATCTAGAAAAGATCTTAAAGATTACACACTGGATGATAAGGATGGTAAATTAAACCCAAAATCTACTGGTGAAAAGGCATTAGGATTACGTAAAACAGATAAGCCGATGCAAGATGATGGCAAGATGTATCCAAAATATAATGCAGATGATCGTCTTTATAAAGATATTGAAGAAGGCGAATATGATCCTAAGGATGCTGCAAAAAAAATGAAAAAACGTGTTGAAACTGAAAAGAAAGATGTAGAAGCTGTGTTAAAAGATAAAATTGAAAATTTAACATCTGAACAAAAAGAACGTTTAGTTAGAGAATATATACGTAGAAAAATTGCAAAAGTTTTACAAGAAAGTACATTAAACGAACAACCTGCAGACGATGCAGCAGCACCAGAAGACGAAACTGCTGAAACACCGGACGCAGCAGCAACACCAGACGCAGCAGCAACACCTGATACAACTACGCCTACTCCGGACGCCGCTCCAGCTACTGACACTGCAGCAACACCTGACGCTGCTCCAGCTACTGACACTGCAGCAACACCTGACGCAGCAGCACCTGCAACACCAGACGCAGCAGCACCTGCAGCACCTGCTACAACAGCAGCTGCACCTGCAGAAACGCCAACTATTAATATTACTGCTAAAGATTTAGAGCAATTAACACAAGGCGGTACTGTTACAAAAGTAAAAAAATTAAATGGAATTTTAGATAAATTAATGCAAGATAGTGATACTGCAGATGTAAGATCATTTTATCAATTATTAGCTAGGTTATCTATTAAAAAAATGCGATCTGTACAAGCAGAAAAATAAAAAGTTATAATATATGTCTAAAAAGTTACAAAACGTTAAAGCTATTCAACAAATGTTGGACGGCACCCATAAGTTTCAAACTAAAAAAACAATTGGATTTTCTGATGCTAAAGAAACGGCAAAAAAATCTGAACATCGTGAAATAGGAGATGTTTGGGAAGAAACTGATTCTTCTGGTACTGTATATATAGTAGAACAACGCAATGGGTTTCGAATTCGAAAAACAAAAAATTCAGATGTATTTCAATCGATTCGCGAAGAACTACGCGCATTTCCTAATTGTAAAAAAGATGTATGTACATGTAATGGCACACATCCGCTAGATCAAAAAATGCGAGGAATTCATGGAATGTGTTTTGACTGCGTAATTGAGATGGAACATGAAATGAAAAAAGATGGTACATTTGATGAATATGCTCGAAATAAAGTAAAAGAAAATGCATTAGCATGGTTACGTGATGCTGAACGAGATGTTGCACTTTTAAAACAAACATATACTCAAGCATCACAATTTATTACGAATACAGACGGCGAAACGGAATCGTGGGCAGCAAAAATGACCACTGAAGAATTTGAAGAAACTATACAAAAAGAATTCGATAAATTCAAAGAAAATTTTTTAAATAAATTAAATGGAGTTGAAGAAATAAATGAAAACAATTAAAAACATTGTATTAGCAATTGCCGGAATCATTGGAGCTGTAGTTGCATTTTTCTTATTTACAGGAAAAAGAAAATCAAAACAAATTGAAAAGATTGACGTCGCTGTTGCAGAAAAAAAGCAACATGTAGAACGCATTGAAACTGAAGTAAAGCAAGTTGCAAAGAAACGAAAAGCAGTTAAAAAAGAAATTGCTGAGATAAAAGAACAAATTGTTGACTTAGAATTGCAGAAAGAAAATCTAGTAGTAGAAGAAAAACCTGCAGAAGAAGTAAAAGACAATATCTTAAAACAAACACGCAGAGGTCGTCCTAAAAAGGCATAATATGAAAAACGTATTATTTATTTTCTTGTTTGTTTCTGTTTTAGGTTTTGCTCAAAAAACTAAAAAACAAGCACCTGATACAGTTTGTTTTACTAAAGAGCAAGCAGCAGATATTTCTTTTGTTTTAGATTCATTATGGGCAGCAGATGATATTAATAATGAATTAATTGCATCTTACAAACGATTAGCAAAAAAGCAAGATTCTTTAATTGCATTAGATTCAATTCAACTTGACAAGCAAGATAGCATTATTGTGTATCAAAAAAACATTGTAACAGATTTAGAAAAGAAAATCGAATTACTACAACCAAAATGGAATGATAAAAAATCAGTTTGGTTCGGATTCGGTTTTATCACTGCATTAGGTTCTGGTATATTAGTTAATCAACTTATAAAATAATATGAGTCAAAATATAAAACAGATCATACAACAGCAGTACACAATGTGTGCTAAAGATCCTGTTTTTTTCATGAGACAATATTGTTATATTCAACACCCGAAAAAAGGTAAAATTAAATTTAACCTATATCCGTTTCAGGAAGATTCATTAACGGAATTACGTGATAATCGATACAATGTAATTCTTAAGTCTCGTCAGTTAGGTATATCAACTCTTTCAGCAGGGTTTGCTCTTTGGAGTATGTTATTCAAAGAAGATTTTAACGTACTAGTTATTGCAACAACTCAAGAAGTAGCAAAAAACCTAGTAACAAAAGTACGTGTCATGCATGACAATTTACCTAGTTGGTTAAAGGGTAATATTGAAGCAGATAACAAACTTTCTCTTAAATTTAAAAACGGCTCACAAATTAAAGCAGTATCATCAGCAACTACCGGTGCACGTTCAGAAGCACTTTCATTGCTAATTATAGATGAGGCTGCCTTCATTCGTAACATTGAAGAAATTTGGGTAGCATCGCAAGCAACATTATCTA